AACTTAAAGTTATGTAACAGGCCACAACTTTTCTTTAACTAACTTAACGATTTCGTCATCAATGTCTGTTTCTGTGGACTTGGCATAATCTTCAAGCAATCCAACAACGAGAGATTTTACCGCATTTGATTTGACGAAGAACTTCAGTATTGGCTTAATAAATCGAATCATGTTTTTGTAATATATTCTTTTCAACTGTAGACAAATTTGCTAGTTTTAGCAAAAAGCCTTAATTATGGAAGATCAGGAACCTAGTAAAGTTGAAACGATTGTAAAAGTTTGCGTTCTTCTTTGGTCGGCAACTCTTTTAAGCCTTTCATATTACGAACCGCCATCTGGCAAAAAAATTGTAGATTTTGACCCGACATTTATTGCAAGTATTTTCAGCGCGTCAACTGCGTCACTTGGGT